ATTATAAACTTACCACAAGCTCGAAGTTCCTGAGCAGCGTACATGGCCACGCCATGTAAGGCCACCAATGGTTTTCTCAATAGTTCCGGTCTTGATTACACCAGTATTGCCAAACCACATGACAGGAGCTTGCTGTCGACGTGCGTCTTGGGCCAAATCAAGTTCAAAGCCAGAGATGTCTAGCTTATGTATGATGGCAGATTGTATAGTTGATGATAATGGACAGACCCTCTTACGAGGGACTGAAAGAATTGTGGCCGGAATTGAGCCACAGAAATTGGCATTATCTTTGCCAGAAGGAATGATGCCTACGAAACAAGCACCATTTGGTGTGAGTCCAGATGGGCTGATCAGCGTCATCTGATTGAACTCAACCTCAATGTCCGTCAAAAGGACAGACTCATAAAGATCGGTCAAAACACCAATAGATTGGATCTGAGTAAGGGGCATAGACCAATGCCTGTCCGTGGAGGATGTCTCCATGATAACAGTATACTCAAAAGAAAAGACACCGTCGGCCCTAGTAGCGCCAGAATCGGTGTTAATAACAACTTCAGCCATGCTAATAAGTTGTCAAATTTAGTCGGTCAGAAATTTGCTTCACGTGGTGGAAATTGTCAATACATGAAACATTGTCTTGGGTCATACCCTCTAAAAATCGCTCATACATTGCTGAATCGAAAACGACCCAACAATGGCTGTGCGAAATCCAAAGGCCTGGTTTAGAAAAATCAGTAAGTTGACCCGTCAGTGTATGTGTTCTGATGCCTAAATCTTTGGATGTGTGCCTCAAATCACACATGTCCAAATCGCGAAGCATCGGAAAGTCATCAGGTTTCTTGCCTGTCCACATTGCGGCCGCAGAAGCAGCACAATCCGTCTTGGTATCAACAACATAAAGTTGTTGTTCAAAGTTCAAATCACCAAAGAGCTTGGCAAAGAGGCGGCGATCAGACAACGAAACATAAAGATCCAGGGAAGAAATAACCAATTGTGCGTCAAAATCAGCATACATAATTGGCATAGCCGTCCTGAGGTAATTGTAGTCCACATCGGAAAGTTGCACATACCTATCGTAAAAGCTAGTATGCAACTCGTGAAAACGCCCGATCGTGTCAACTTGCTTGACAGCTAACTTGACAACCATTCTGAGTGGGTCAGGTACAATTTGATCGCGCAAGAAGAACCGGCCAGCATGATAAGGAGGAGCATTAACCGCCAGAGTGAGTTTGGTGCTTCTTATATCGGGATCTGTCATTGGCACAGGACGAGGTATGGGATGCATGATTGTATCATCTCCTTTCACAACCATTGAGCTGACCCTAAGGTCATCCCAATCATAACGTTCGAGGAAAACCGTAAACACCTCAACGATATTGCGGATAAGTGTAAAAGGATCCCCAGAGCCCAAATTGTGATCAGCAATGCCTTTGTAAAGGCCCGTAGCCATTGATGAATACTGAAAGCGAGAAGAATGTAGTTGATAGAGATCAGCTATGTGATCC